CGCCTGGGGTTACTGGGAGTTCAACGCCGGCAAGAGCGTCATTGGCATAGACCTAATCGAAAGCGATCTATATGCCGTGGTCCAGTATTCCGATGCCGTGTACTTGGAGCGCATTGTCACTCACCCGGACGCTGTGGACGCCGGCACGACGGTGGAGATGCTGTTGGACCGCAAGACCACGGAGGCCAGCTGCTCCGTGGCGTTGACGACGCCAAGTGGTCTCGATGTCCAGAGCACCATTACCCTGCCGTACCCCATCAACACCAGCACCAGCAACATGGCCGTGGTTGGCCGGTTCTTTGCTGGCAACACCCTGCAGCACGGCCAGGTCGTTCAGGTCCTGTCGTCCACTGCAGCTGGTGGAGCCGGTGGCAACGGCACCCTCACGGTCCGTGGGGACTTGACTGGCGCTGAGTTCTTCGTGGGTGAGCTGTACGACATGCTGTACGAGTTCAGCACCCAGTACCTGAAGGAGCAGCCCCCCGGTGGTGGCATGGCTGTGATTGCAGGACCCAAGCTGCAGCTCCGCACCTGGACCATGCTGTTCGACAAGTCGTCGTCATTCAGCATCAAGGTCACCCCCCGTGGCCGGGACACCCAGACCTACCCGTACACCGGCTTTGAGATTGGGGACCAGGAGGTCAGCCTGGGTGAGCTGGCTCTCCGCACTTCCAAGTTCCGGGTGCCGGTGATGGCCCAGAACATCGAGGCCAAGATCGAGATCACCAGCTCCTCACCGCTGCCCTGTCGCCTTCAGTCCGCAGAATGGGAAGGTTGGTACCACACCCGAGCTGCGCGTCTGTGACATCTGCGTACACCAGGCCCACCAGGGTTGCCGATATTCCGTATGTGGCCGAGTTCATGCGGGACGAGGACGTGGCCGAGGTGCGGGCGTTCTCTGGTCACGCTCCCCAGGAGTCCCTGCTGCACAGCTTCTTTGCCGGGGACCCCTGCATGACCATGATCGGGCGGGACGGCAGGCCCATGGGCATGTGGGGCGTCGTTCCGCAACGAGACGACCTGGGCACCATCTGGATGCTGTGCACCGATGACCTGGTGCGCGATCGCCTGAACTCCATGCGGTTCCTACGGGAAGCCAGGGACCACTTGGATCGGGTGCAGCGCCGGTACAAGGTCCTTTTCAATTTCGCAGATGCCCGTAACGTGGTGCATATCAAGTGGTTGCGGTGGATGGGGTTCACCTTCATCTCGTCGCACCCCAGATTCGGAACAGAAGGTCGGCTGTTCCATGAGTTCGTGAGGATCTAGAGCTATGTGCGGACCAATCCCAATCATCATGGGCGTCGTCAGTGCCGGCCTTGGCATTGGCCAGGCGGTGGCTGGCGCCCAGGCCGCGCAGCAGCAGGTTAATTTCGCCAATGCCCAAGCCCAGCAAAACTTTGCGTTTCAGCAGATGCAGGCCGGTTCCGCTCGGAACTTTGAGCAGATGCGGGCCAATCAGCAGGAAGAGCTGATGCGGATCAATCGCTTGATGGCCGACAACGCTTACGCCAACGACATCGCCACCCTCAACTCCCGGCTGATGCAGGAGCAGGCAGCTGCCAGCCAGGAGACGCAGAAGGGCGCGATCGCTGGGGCCAAGGCCCGAGGCGAGATTATTGCGTCCGGTCGCCTGGGCAACACCGTTGACAACCTGGTGGCTGACTTCCGCCGGCAACAAGCCCAGTTCGACTACGCCACCAGCCAGAACCTGGCGTTCACTGGCACCCAAGTCCAGCTCCAGAAACAAGGGGTTGCGGCTGAACGTGGATCCCGAATCGCCAGCCAGCAGCCGTACATCCAGCAGCCGGTGCTGGATCCATTGGAACCCTTGTACCAGAAGGCGCCAAGCATGGCGCCGTTCTTGCTGCAGGGGGCAGGGGCCGTTCTGGGTGGCGTCCAGACGGGCTTGAGCACAGCTTCGTCCATGAAGGCTGCTGGGCTCAAGACAAATTACTGGGGCTTCAAGAGGGAATAACTCATGGCACGTTTATCCACCGGTCAGTCTTACGGCGAAGCCAGCCGCGCCACAGCTGCTCAGCTCCTGGGCGGGATCCCGGTCGATGGGTTCGCTGGTGCCTTGGCGCAGGGCTCTATTGCCACCCCGTCCCTGCAGCCACGGGCGACACCTGTCGATACTTTCCAGCGGGTTGGGGCACCAACGCTGGGTGGGCCTCCAAAGATCTTTGCGCCCCCGGATCTGCCGAATCCCGGTCAGGATCTGGCGAACCTGTCCAAGGCCCTGGGTGGGTTCAGCTCCACCCTGCAGAACTTTGGCGAGACATGGCTCGCCAACAAGCAGCAGGAGGACAAGAGGCAAGAGGCAGCCACTGGGGCCCTTGTTGGCCAAGCCAGCAGGTTTGGTCCAGCCCGTGGCATTGCCGATCTGGCTGCCAACCTGGAGAAAGCTGCGGCCCTGGGGAACCCAGATGCAGCCCGCATGCTGCAGGTTGTCCGAGAGAAACAGAACTCCTCGGTTGGCAGGTATTGGCTGGAGCGCTCCGTTGAACAGAACGCAATCCAGAACGCAGCACTGAGCCTGCCGGACCGGATAGCCAACACCTCCACGATCAAGGTGAATGGCAAGGACGTTGAACTCAACACCCTGTCGTCCGACGACCCCAGGTACTTGCAGTACCGGGACGAGCAACTGTTTGGCGGCGCACAGATGTCGCCCCAGGGCTACGCCAAGAACCAAGGCATCATTATTCAGGCGCAGCTCCAGGCCGACCAGGTCCAGCGCAAGAAATACAACACGGCCGAGGCTGGCAGGTTGACAGCCCAGGTCGCGGTTAACAGGCAAAGCATTGCCGCCGATTACATCTCCGTTCGCGGCAAAGGTAACGACGTCTATGCCATTCAGTACGTCGGCCGGGCCCTGCAACAGGAGATTGATTCGATCAGGATCCTTGGCGTGCCGGAGGAAACAAAGACAGAGCTGACCAACAAATACCTTGAAGGGTTTGCCGCCGACGTCGTTTCAGCTGCTAGGTCCCAAGGCTTTGCCATTGTCGACATGGATGCAGTGCTAAAGCCTGCCCTCCGCTCGGTGATGATTGGCCCCGTTGATCAACGGGTCAAGGCAGACGGCACCCCGAACCAAGCCTTGCGCCTGTACAACACCCTGGGCGGCGAAGCGTTTCTGGACCAGGTGGCAGCCAGAGCCAATGCTGCCCAGATCCAAGACAACACCCAGCAGTCCCAAATGGCTGGCATCCAGGAGCAGCAGGCCTACGACGCCCGACTGGCCGCAGCCTTGCCGGAGGGGCGTCGTTCTGATCCGGCTGCCATCAAGAGCTTCTTCCAGGCCGAGCGGAATCGGGCGGCTGTTGAACCTGACGGCATCAAGCGGGCAGCCATGTTCTCGCAGCTTGATGCGTCCGAGCGTCAGTTGACTGAGACTTTTGTCAAGCCGGTCCAGGAGCAACGGGCCTTGTGGTACACCCAGCAGCTGGCCAACACGGCTGGCGACGAGGCTGCCCGCAACAGGTTGACAGCTCAACTGCAAACGGACCTACTTGCTGACCGGATCACCAGCGCAACGGCCATCAGCATCCAGACCACGCTGTCGGCCCAGGGCTCCAAAGAGGTGCGGACCTACGACAAGGACATCAACAAGCGCATCGACACAATGTCCAAGGAGTGGGAGCTGTACATCGGCAGCCCTAACTCCTACGGCGATTCCACCGTCACATCGTTTGAGTCCCAGGCCCTGTACAAGTTCCGAGACGACGCACGTCGCAGGTCTCACGAAGTCGTGTACCAAGCCATTAAGGATGGAAAGGATCCGGTGCAGGCACTGAATCAGCTGTGGACCAACAGCAACTTTGGTCTCCGCAAGCGTGAGGACGTCGGTGGCACCCAGGCCCCCATGTATGAGAACGGTTCTCAGTTGATGAAAAAGAACACGGGCAACTGGAGCCGCAGCACCATTGCCCCACGGGACGCCAACAATCTGCGGGGCCAGGCCAAGGTCCGGCCGCTGTACGGGGCGGAAGCCTTTGCGGCCGACGTCGACGCTTTCCTCAATGGGACGCCCAGCCAAAACTTCAGGACGCTGATGAAAACGTTGACGACAGGGGCCGGTGGCCAGAAGCCGTCTGAAGTGATCTTGAATCAGTTTCGCCTTCTGGGCATCGACGTGCCGGAAGATCAACGCCAGCGCATCCAGTCCATGGATGGCCAGGAGATCTCAAGGGCAACGCCTGCGCGTCGCACGGCTCCCCAGCAAAACGGGGCCTTGGCTGGCGTCCAGATTGTTGGCGGGGCCTTGGGCAACTTGTTGGCGCCACCGGCTGCAGCTGCACCAACCGTCGCGGCCACAATGCGGCCAGTGGTTGCTGCCAGGACCCAGTCGACGGTGACCCCACAGGCCAGGGTCGACGGTTACATGAAACGCTTGGCCTACATCGAAACCAGAATCCGCAACATCCCCAACGCCGAAGGGTCGCCTGGCCGCGGCTACTTCCAGGCGTTCCCGCCCTTTGCCAAGGAAGCCATTGCGGCATCGGGTGGCATTGATCCACGGGACCCGGATTACAACCGATCGGCCAAAGCTTCAGCCGCTTGGATCCGCACGTACAACAAGCCGGCCTGGGCGGCGATCCAGGCCGGTCGTTACGACGAAGCAGATCGGTTGCTGCGCAACACGTGGCCGTCGTTGCCAGGCGGAAGCCAGGCCCAGAAGCCAGAGGTGCAAAAGGCTGCCCGCAAATATCTTCGTTGAAGGCTTGGTTCTTTGACGGCATGTGTCCAAACTGATCCCATCGCCAACTGATCCATGCCTATCCAAACGATCCGCGACCCCAAGACCGGGGAAGAGCGCCGGGTCTATGTGTCAACGGG